GACCCGCCAATCTAGGCCCGCCACAAACTTTTTGAAAGGTTCGCCATGTCCAATGTGTTTACCCTCGATTCGATGAGGGAAGAAATCGAGCGGGAGTTCGCCCCGTGCCAGGTGGAGCTGGGTGACGGTAAGACTGTCACGTTGCGGAACCTGCTGCGGGTGCCCCGCAAGAACCGTGAGGAAATCTACGGTCTGCTCGATGAGTTGTCCGACGCCCAAAAAGCTGAGGGCGATGATGCGGGTTTGGCTGCTACTGAGAAGTCCGCTCAGATCGCGTTGCGGATTCTGCCGTTGGTGGCTGATAGCGAGAAGCTTGGCCGGCAGTTGGTGGAGTCCATTGAGGAAGATTTGGCTTTGACACTGCGGGTGTTTTCGCGGTGGATGGACGGCACGCAGGCGGGGGAAGCCGAGGGCTCGCCGAACTGATTGATGAGTTCGGTGAGCATCTGGCCGCTGATCTGCTTGAGTTTTATGGGGTGGATTTGCGGGATGTTTTTGATCCTGTTCGCCCGTTGACGCCGTTGTTTGTTTTGGCGTTGGTTCGTGGTTTGCCTGATGATTGCCGGTTTAATGCGGAGCGTCGTGGTGGCCCTGAGTTTCGGGGTTGGGACGCTTCGAGGTATATCGCGGCTGCGACTGTTAATGCTGTGAGGGCTTTGCAGTTCACGTATGTGGCTGCTCATTCTAAGTCTCGTCCTCGTCCTCCTGAGCCGTTTCCGATTCCTGGTGCGACTGTTAAGAAGGCTGGTTCGGGTTTGTTTGCGGCGATTGCGGCGCAAAAGTTGGCGGGTAAGGAGTAGTTGTGGCGGGTGCTGGCGGCAAAGAAGTCGGTAGAGTTTCAATTCGGGTTGTGCCCGACTTGGATCGTTTTCGGGAACAGTTGAAAGCTGAGCTTGAGAAGTTTGAGAAGGAAACTCTCAAGATTAAGGCTTCTGTCGATACGTCTGGTATCAGGCAGCAGGTTTCCGCTGCGACTAAGAATCTTCCTGATGCGGAAGTCAAGGTAAAGACAGACAGTAAGGAACTGTCAGGTCTTTCGAAGCAACTCAAGGATTCCACCGAAAAGGTTAAGCCTGAGGTTGAGCCGAAGATCAAACTGGACGCTTTCCAGCGCCGTTACATCAACAAAATCCGGGCTGCTATCGCGGAGTTCGAGGCTAATATCCCTCTGACTGTTGACGGCGAGTTGATTCGCCGTGAGTTGGATGCGGAAGCCAAGAGGGCGATCAAGGAAATTGAGAAGATCAATTTCTACGATAAAGACCTTGATGAGCAAGAGCTTGCCGATTTGCGGCGGGATGTAGACCTGTTTTATGACGACATCAAACGAAAAGGCTCTGAGTCTCTGCTTCTGAATAGGGATAACGCCGGCGCTATAAAGCGGGCGGTAAAGTCCCTCCAAGATTTCATCAAAGTTGATGTTGAGTTGGATCTTCAACGGAAAACCTTTGATAAGGCTGTTGAGGAAGCTAAAGAGCAGTCGGAGAAAATCTGGTCCGATCTTGATGCAAAACTCAACATCAGGGTTGAAGACGGCGAAATCATCAAGATCCGTAAAAGCCTATCTGAAAGGGTTGTTGTCCCTGTAGACATCCAAGCCAGATTTGACCGGGGCGGGTTTACGCGGGCAGCGGCGATTGCGATTGCAGGCTCATTTAAGGTTGCGGGTGCAGCACTTGGAGGGGTCACCAAAGGCTTAGGTGTGTTGCAGAAAGCCTTCAGCCGGTTCAGCGCCGAGTCAGTTATCACAGGTGTGGCAATTGTAGCTGCTGTTGCGGCCCTTGCAGCCCCAGCCATAGCACTTCTATCTGGGGCTTTGTTGACGTTGCCGGCTGCTCTAGCCGGAATCCTGGTGCCTGTAGGTGTTATCGCTTTAGGTTTGGACGGCATCAAGAAGGCTGCCGAAACCGCTAAACCAGCTTTCGAGGAGTTGAAGAAGGCTGTCTCAGATACGTTCGAGAACGGTTTGAAGCCGGGGTTTGAACTGATCCGCGACAGGCTGATTCCGGGTTTGACCGAGCCGTTGAAGGGTGTCGCGTCGAGTCTTTCGACGGCCTTCAATTCGGTGATTGGTACCCTTTCGTCGGGTAGCGGGCTGAACAATTTGCAGCGCACCATCGACAGCATTGCGGAAGCTATCAAGACCGCCGCTCCGGGGTTGCAGTCTTTCACCAGCGCGTTGACTTCTCTTGTCGCTAACGTGTCTGCGAAGTTCCCGAATCTGTCGGAGTCCTTCAACAATGTTGGTAAGGATTTCGATAACTGGATAGCGAAGATCAGTTCTAACGGCCAGTTGGACACTGCCCTGGACACTTTGGGTGGCACGCTGTCTGAGATTGGCGGGACGATCAAGGATATCGCCCAGTGGGGTTTCGATAACCTTGCCGATCCTAATTTCGGCAACCAGTTGAAGGGTTTCGCCACTGACCTTCGCGGGTTGGTGAACGATGTTCTGCCGCTGCTTAAGAGCGGGTTTCAGGATATTGCGACTGTTGTGTCGGGTATCCGCGACACTGTTGATGCGATTAAAGCTGCGGCAAGCACTTTCGAGAAGTTCACGTTTGGTGACGGCCCGATAACCCAGGATCGTTTGAATGAGCAGCGCAAACTTTGGGGCAATTGGAGTAAGTTCGGCATTGACGATGACGCGAACATCGTCAAGTGGCTTGGGTTGCAGCGCGGCGGGGTCGCTAAAGAGTCCGCTGCTCTGGGCCAGGAAGCAGCCCAAAAGTTCCAAGAGAGCATGGCTAATGCCGCTGTGAGCGGAGACAACGGCGCAGGTTTGACTGATGCGATTAACCGTCAGTTGACATCTGCTCTGGATGTTTCCAAGGAACTTCAGGCTGAGGCGTTGAGGTCTACGTTCACAGGCATGGGGGTAACTGATGCTGTGGGCACCCAGATCGCAACGCAGATCGGTGCGGTGATCGCTAAGACGCAGGAGTCTGTGCGGAATCTGGGGCCGGCGTTGCAAGCGGATATTGATGCGGCGTTGATGCCGCTGAACCAGATACCGCAGAAGGTGATTCCTTCGTTGGCCGCGTTGGGTGCCGCGTTTGGTGGTGCTTGGGCGGCTATCGGGAACATTGTTCGTCAGAGCGCAGACGAGATAGGTAACTCTATCGCTTTGAGTTTCCAGCAGATTCCGGCGAAACTCAATGCGGCGTGGGCCGGTTTAGGTGCTTCCATTGGCGGGGCTTTGGGCGCTGTGAAAGGCGTAGTGACTTCCAGCATGGCGGGAATCACTGACGCTTTCGGTCAGGCGTTCGCCGGGGTTGCCGGTAGGGTTGCGTCCGCTCTGAGCGGTGTGCCGGCGGCTGTCGGCGCTGCGATCACACCGGCTATTGGTGTTGTCCAGGCTGTGATGACGGGCATCATCAATCTGGTTTCCATTGCGGGTTCGCAGATCGCTGGGGTTGCTTCCGCGACGTTTGCACAGTTCCCCCCGGCTGTGCAGGGTGCTATGTCACCTGCTATCGCTGCGGTGGGCAGCGTTGGTCAGCAGATGATTTCTACGATGCTGGCGTTCGCTGGTGCCGCTGAGTCTGCCGGTAGAGCTATCGGTGCCTCGTTCGCGGCGGGTATCGCCTCGTCCGCTGATCTGGTGGCTGGTGCCGCGTCTGCGCTTATGGGTGCCGCGAGGGCGTTCTTCCCGAACTCGCCAGCCGATAAAGGCCCGTTCTCCGGGTCAGGCTGGGTGGACAAGTCAGGTGAGGCTATCGGCCAGGGATTCTCTGCCGGTATCGAGTCCTCTGTGGGCGGTGTGGTGGATATCGCCCGCGTCATGATGCAACAAGTCAAAGACGTGTTCGGTGACGCCTCCGGGGTTGTGTTCAACTTCAACTTCAACGAAGTTGCCCAACCTATCTCCCAGTTCTCCAACAGCATTGCGGGGATCGGAACATCTATGGCAGGCGCTTTGCCTGCCGCCCAGGAGTTCCAGCAGACACTAGGCCAAACAGGTCAATCTTTAGCGATGCTCGATTCGTCCCAGTCGAAGGGCCGCATCGAGGAACTGAAGAAAAGCTTGTTGGAGTTGGAGATTCAACGCAAACAGTTGGAAGCTGCCAGGGACATGCCTGGTGCCGATCAGGCTGCGATCAAGGCGCAGATCGAGCAGATCAGGAATCAGAAGAACCTGTTGGGTCTTGAGCGGGACAAGTTGACGTATGCCCAAAAGTACGGCGGGCAGATGTCTTCGACGGCGCAAAGCTACAAAGAGCAGATGAACAGTTTGCAGCAGATTCCGTTCGATTTCGCTACCGCAACCTCCAACCAGTTCATGTCCGATCTGGGTTGGTCAGGTCAGGGTGCTATCCCGTCGCTGATGCAGCAGGGAATGGATTTCGGAACGAACTTCATTTTCAATGTCGCCAACATGGACGATGCGCTGTCCGGTCAAAGGGTTTTGCAGAACCGGACAGCCCAAGCAACGCTAGGGAGATAAATCGTGAAACCAGACACCGTGATCGTGCTGGAAGGTGTCAACGGGGAGCGGTTCACTATCGCCGGCCCTAACGCCGGGGATAAAGGTGTGTTTCTGGGTACAGGGTTGAAGGAGTTTTTCGACCCCCCGGTGAAGGTGGTCAGCGAGGAGCCCGGTAACTATCCGGGCTCCCGCTACCTCAACCACAGGGTGTTGCGCCGCGACATGGTGTTCGCGGTGGAAATCCTTGACGACGAACGCCATTCGTGGTTGTCGAGGGATTCGGAGTGGCGTAAAGCGTGGAGTTTTGAGGCTGACTGCAAACTTTATGTGACCACCCAGGAGTCGGGTACCCGGTATCTGAAGGTTCGGCTGCTTGAGTCTCCTCAGGTGGACACCACGATGGATCCGCGTATGCACCGCATCAACCGTGTGTCGATGGTGTGTGTGGCTTATGACCCGTTTTGGCACGGGGAGGATGAGATTCACACCGCTGTAACGAAAACGGACACCAGCTTTGACCCGAATGTGTTGCAGTTGCCGTGGCCTTGGCCGCAGAACGAACTACCTAAGGAAACATTGACGATTGATGTTCCGGTGGTTAATCCTACGGATCAGATCATTTGGCCTAAATGGTCGGTTCCTGGTTCGACGTTCGCCCCGGCTGAGCCGTATGTGCCGTGGCTGCCGTGGCTGGGTGCCCCGAAATCGCGGGCGACGATCTGGACTTTGCCTGATTATTCGTGGCAGGAGGACGATCAGAAGAACCGTAGGCTTCGGTTGCCTGGTTTGATCGGCGGGTTGCGTACCAACGAGATTCAGCAGCTTGTGATCGACGGTAGGCCGACTGGCGGCAGTTTCAAGTTGAAGTTCGGTTCGGAAACCACCGGCAGCATCCCGCATAACGCTACCGCTAAGCAGATTCAGGATTCGTTGGTGGCGTTGGCGCAGATCGCTGCCGGGGATGTTGAGGTCACCCGCAACGCCGCCGTCAACGAAAAGCAAACCGTGGAGTTGACCGGTGGTGCTACAGGTGGTTCGTTCCGGCTTGCGTTCGAGGACAATTGGACTGACTGGATTCCGTTCAACGCGATTGCGTTGAACGTGTATGCCGCTTTGGCGGCGCTCCCCCAGGTGTCGATGGTGGGTGTGACGGTGGAGCAGAACTCGCAGGATTGCGTTCAGGAAGTCCGCATCGTCGGTGAACCCACCAAAGGCACGTTCACGTTGACGTTCGACGGTGAAACCACCGGCCCGATCCCCTACAACGCATCCAATTTGACTGTGGCGTTCGAACTGTCGAAACTGTCCAGTATCGGCAGCTTTGACATCAACGTCACCGGGGCGGGTCTGCTCGGTGGTGGCCCGTGGTGGAAGGTGGCGTTCCAGGGCAACCTTGCCGGCGTGGCGGTGAACCGTTTGACTGCGGACGCTTCTGGGCTGTCTGGTGGCGCAGGTATCTCTGTGAACACAAAGATTCTGACTCCCGGTTTCCGCAAGTACACGATCACGTTCGGTGGTTCGTTGTCGGGGTATAACGCCGAGTTGATGAAGGCAGATGCTTCGAAGCTGACCGGTGGGAAAACCCCGGCTGTGGATGTCC